GAGGGGTAGTATCATCTACATTAGATACATCAATACCCTTAGGGTCCCATCCACTTTGGTATGGCGTGTCCTTATTCAAAAGGCGATTAATACGCACAATACCCTCTGGTGGAGTTTCCGGCACCCAAACTCTCGTTTGCTGATAACGCTTCATCAACTCCCTCAACGTCGTGGGAGGATCTCCATAAAACACACTGTAAGTATGGTCCGCTTCCACCGATTCCTTAGCAATAGTCTGAATTTCTGTGGATCCCATCGGTTTATCAGTTTCACTGACCGAAGGGTTTTCCGTAGAATCAGGCATTCCGCTCTGGCTCTCAAGCGCAGGCGTCTGCGGAGGGAAAACGTGGAAATTGTTTAGAAGGCGGTTAGAGGGCGCAGCGAACTTCGCATCCTCACACATACTAACAAAAACGTTAACACTAATTGGTGCATCCACTGAGGGACACACGAGATCGTTCAAAATATTAAGCTCAAGGATACCGTTAAAAATTCCCTGAGTCTTAGGTAGGCGAACACTGTCCGAAAAATTCACGGCAGTAGAACTCAGAGCTCCACATGTTAACCATGGCTCTGACTGTGCCCAACCTACAACGACCTCAAAATCATCCTGTTCCGCAATATCAATCACGCGGGAATAGTTGGTATTATACTCAACAGCTTGACTGTGAGAATTCGGATCATACCGAACCAACATTCTTCCTTTGTGAAAGTCAGATTTAACAATCTGAAAGCGAAACTTTAAACTACCCTGCCATGATTCAAAACATGATCCAATCATGCTCATGGGGGTGGGATGAATTTCGTCCTGGAGAATATCGAACAGCATTGGTGTCACATGTGAGTTCCACAACAATGTGTCAGGTCCTTCATCTGGTGTCCAAGTGAAACTAGTAAGATAAGATTCACGCTGGGCAATATCATTAATGCCCATCTGGTCAACACCATCAAGACCCGCAGTCCGGGTATCCAAGGTAAGTTCAGCCTTAGAATCCATAGTAAGTTTTTGCACAGCATCAGCTGCGTCCACATTAGTGAAATTACCTGTTGGATTAGGCTTGAACAATTGTATATCAGTGACCACAGCGGGGCGCGAGTATCCGAAGATTTTCGCAACTTCCCCCACCTTACCGGCGACCATTTGGGTCGCCATCGCGTAAGGCCGAATAAGTGGCAAGTCCGCGAGTATCCCCGCGGCTTTTGCAATGGCTGCTGCTGGTTTGGAAATAATTCCCGAACCATATTCATCTCGTGCAGTAATGTCATTGCTTTTATTCTTAGCTCCGAGCGACTTCTTGCCCTTCTTACCAGCCTGCGAAGTAAGCAGTGCAGTACTGGTTGGCATAGTGAGGACAACGTCCTCGGCCCACAGATAGATCGTAATAGTTACGGGGTCATTACCTCCATTAGCATGGAGGAGGTTGTCAAAAGATTTAACAACAATTTCACCCATATCCTGCGCGTCGTCATCTGTGATGGACAAATAATTCTTAGTCCAAAAGAAAGGCATACAAAGCTCTCCACCAGTATTCTTGGTGGGATTAAGAAAGAAGTGCGGCTTCTGACTAGCCTGGATCAAGTCTTGCTGGAGGAAATTCCTCTCAACAGTGATCTGGTCGTAGTTAGTACCGGCAAGTGGATTATAACTCGCAAGGGCACGTCCATAATGGAACTTAGTACCCGAGATAACCATCTTGCAATGCATCTTCATTCGAATCAGCTCGTAGTTTTTAATTTTCTCAGCAACAAACGGATTGGACAAAAATTCCTCCCAGGGATTAAACGCATAGAAAAAGGGCTGTCCAACAGCCCAGTTCTGCACACTCTGGCGAATAGGGCGGTTAAGAAATTCGCCCAAATTGGAATCGTTGTTATTCGCCAAATCCATGGTCTCGTCGTAGCCGCTCTTAATGTCCGTAGTCCATCCAGCATCTTGATCCGCAAAAGCGGTAATCTGCTGTTGGGACATAGGTCCAGATTCGGCAACGTCCATTCCAGGTGGCGGCTGCAAAGCGCCGGTCGCAGAGGATTGCGAGTCTAAACAAACTGACTCAAGCATTCCTTCAAGTTCATTGACCTTGCGCTGCAAAGCAGCAATATGCTGATATTTTTTGGAGAGTTTACGTCGCAAATGTTTATTGAGCTGCGACAACTCCGCATTTTCATGCATTATAAAGCTCATATCAAAAGTTG